GGCCGCGCCGCGGCCGGACGGCCGCGGCCTGTTCCTGCACGCCGTCGCCGGCGCGCTCAAGCCGCGGCCGCGGCTGTCGGTCAGCCAGTGGGCGGATAAAAACCGCATCCTGTTCAGCAAAGCCTCGGGCGAGCCGGGGCCGTGGCGCACGGCGCGCACGCCGTTCGCGCGCGAGATCATGGATTGCCTCTCGGTCAATTCCCCGGTGAGCTCGGTGTCGTTCATGAAGGCCTCGCAGATCGTCGGCACCGAGGTGCTGCTGAACTGGATGGGCTACGTCATGGACCACGCGCCGGCGCCGATGCTGGCGGTGCAGCCGACGCTCGAGGCGCGCGAGCGCTTCGTCAAGCAGCGCGTCGACCCGATGTTGAACGGCACGCCGGTGCTGGCCCGGCTGTTCGGCGCCGGCCGCCGGCGCGACGCCACCAACACCGAGGCGATTAAAGACTTCCCCGGCGGCATGCTGATCCTCGGCGGCGGCAATTCGCCGGCCTCGCTCGCCATGATGCCGATCAAGTATGCCGCCAACGACGAAATCGACCGTTATCCCTGGGAGGCCGGCCAGGAAGGCGACCCGCACGGATTGATCCGCGCGCGCCAGCGCACTTTCCGCGGGCGCAAGGAACTGAACATTTCCTCGCCCACGATCAAGGGCGCCTCGCGCATCGACGAGCTGTACGAGGCCGGCGACCAGCGCCAGTACCACGTGCCCTGTCCGCATTGCGAGCAACTGCAGGTGCTGGAATGGAAAAACCTGCGTTGGACCCTCGATCCGGTGACGAAGGAACCGACGCACGTCGCCTACGTCTGCCGCCATTGCGGCGCCGAGATCGAGGAGCACCACAAGACCGAGATGCTCAAGGAAGTCGGCCACGGCGGCCGCGCGCGCTGGATACCGAAGCGCCCGGAGCGCAGCCACCGCGTGCGCAGCTACCACATCAACGCCTTGTATTCGCCGCTCGGCCTCGGCCTGCGCTGGATCGAGATGGTGCGCATGTGGCTGGAAGCGCAGGGCGACCGGACCAAGCTCAAAGTGTTCATCAACACCGTGCTCGGCGAGGCCTGGGAGGACCAATCGCGCGACCTCAAGCCGCACGAACTCAAGGCGCGCGCCGAACCGTACAACCTGCGCGAAATCCCGCCCGGTTGCCTGCGGCTCACCGCCGGCGTCGACGTGCACCCCGACCGCTTCGAGGTCCAGGTGTTGGGCCACGGCCGCGGCAAGGTCAAGTGGACGGTCGATAAGATCATCCTGCCCGCCGATCCCGCGCGCGATGAGGAGTGGAAAAAACTGGAGGATTATCTCAACCGGCCATTCCTCAACCGCTTCGGCCGCGCGCTGTTCACCGAGGCCACGGCGGTGGACTCCGGCGGCCAGAACACGCAGGACGTGTACAACTGGGCGCGCGAGGCGAAAAAGAAAATTCGCCACCTCATGATCATCAAGGGCTCGAACACGCCGAACAAACCGATCATCGCCGGCCGCCCGCAATGGCAGGACATCAACCACCGCGGCCGCACGATCAAGAAGGGCGTGCTGCTGTGGATGATCGGCGTCGACACCGCCAAGCACGCGCTGTTCGCCCTGCTCGCCGGCGACGCGCAGCACGAGCCCTCGGCGCGCAAGGTGCGCTTCAGCCAGGAACTGCCGGACGAGTATTACAAGCAGCTCACGGCGGAAGTGTTCGACCCGGAAAAAAACAAATTCGTCCACCGCCGCGGCCGGCGCAACGAGGACCTCGACACCTGGGTATACGCCTACGCCGCCTCGCACCACCCCGAGCTGCGCATCCACACCATGACCGCGCGCGACTGGGACCGCCTCGAGCAGATGCTCGAACCGCCGCCGGCGCCGGTCGAGGAAGGCCCGCCGGCGCCCGATCCCACCGGATCGAATGCGATCAAATCCGATCCGCCGGCGCCGCCCAAGCCGCCGGCGTCGGGTGGGCAGCAAGGTTTTGGAAGCGAGGAATGGAATCTATGATTTATTTTTTTCTTGCCGTCGCGATCATCGTTTGTGTCGTGCTGGCATATCACTGCGGCAAGCGCGACGGCGAGCGTAAGACGATAAGACGCATGATGACCGACGTAAAATTGATCATCGATGTGCACCCGACGCCAGTGCGACTGGCGATCGATCCCGGGTTGATCGCCGACGTGCTCGCGGCGGAAGGTTGGACCGTGTCGCGCGCGGCGGCGCGTGAACCGCCGAAGCCGAAACCGCACTGATGGAATCCGACGATCTACTCGGCGCGGTGCACGACGCGGTGTATGCGCTGCTGGTCCAGCGCGGCGTCGAGGAACTCACCGCGATCGCCGACACCCAGGCGCTGTGCCGCGACCTGCAACGGGATCTCGGCGGGCGCGAGCATTACCTGCCGGCGCTCGGCAAGGAATCGCGCCGCCGCCAGATCGCCGCCGACCTGCGCGCCGGCGTGCCGCCGGCCGAGATCGCGGCGAAACACGGCGTGCACCCGCGCACGGTGGAAAAGGTGGCGGCGCAGACCAAACAAAAACCGAGCGACGATCCGGGATTGGGAACAGCGGATTGGATTCTGAAATAAAACTTGACACTATGACTAAGTTGGTCATAGCATAACCCTATGCCGTGGCATTTCGCCGTGGCCTTTTTGGAGTAAAATCATGAAAAAGCAACGTGAAACCGAAGTGAACATCATCGAAATCAATCAGGGCTATTTGACCTTCTTCGTGCGCGGCTTAACGCCGTTCATTTTTAACGCGATGAGCGAGAAGGCCAAGCATGAGCTGTTGTATCCCAAGGGCAAAAAAACCACTGCCGATAAGGCGCAATCGTTCAAGCATAATCCGCTGGAAGAATTTCGCGGAAGTGTTTATCGCACCCGCGATAATAAGGCTTCCACGCGTTTGATCTTCCCGGCGACGGCCTTCAAAAAAGCCATGGGCACCGCGGCGCTCGATATTCCTGGCGCTAAAAAGGCGCAAATCGGACGGTTGGTGTGGGTGCGTGGCGACATGGTGGAGATTTACGGGATTCCACGCCTGCATATGTCCGTCGTGCGTTCGGCCGATATGAACCGCACGCCGGATATTCGCACGCGCGCCATTCTCACAGAATGGGCCTGCAAGATCACGGTGCAGTTCGTTAAACCGGCCATCAACGAACAATCCATCAGCAATTTGCTGGCAGCAGCGGGCGTTACCGTGGGCGTCGGCGATTTTCGGCAGGAGAAGGGCGCTGGCAATTATGGGCAATTCGCGCTGGTGCCGGATAAGGACGCGGATTTTGCGCGCATCGTCAAGACCGGCGGTCTCAAGCAGCAGGATGCCGCATTGGAATCGCCGGAGATGTACGACATTGAAACCGAGCAACTGTATGCCTGGTTCAATGCCGAAATCTTGCGCCGCACCGGCAAGCGGGAGGCGGCATGAAACAAGAGATCGTTCAGCGCCTGCGCGCGCTTGAGGATAAACACGGGCGATTGACGCCGGAAATTCTCGTCCGCGACGCGCGCAATCCGAAAAGCCCCTTGCACGATCAATTCGATTGGGACGTCAAACGCGCCGCCATGGCCCATTGGCTGCAACAAGCGCGAGAGATCATCCGTTCGGTGACGGTGATCGTGCATGAGGATCATTGCATCGTGCGCAGCCCGATCTATGTGCGTGATCCAGCGCAGGCACATCTTGATCAGGGCTATATCTCGGTGGTCAAGTTGCGCGATGACCCGGAATCGGCGCGCGATGCCGTGCTCGCTGAGTTTGCGCGCGCGGCTTCGGCGCTCCGGCGGGCGCACGCGGTGGCGTCGGCGCTCAATCTGGCCAATGAAGTGGCCGAACTTTATGAGCGCGTCGAGAAATTACAGCAGGAACTGGAAAATCGGGATTTGCATTAAATTGAAGTGACAAGGCAACCTAAGATTTGGCGAGACCGAGCGAGGCGAGGTCTGGTCAGGAATGGTAAGGCCGTTACGGCTTGGGGCGGTTGGCCAGGTGAGGCGCGGCGGGGTCAGGTGCGGAATGGTTTGGCAGTCAAGATATGGTTCGGCCGGGTCCGTAATGGTATAGCGTAGCTTGGCAGGGCCGTTAAATCCCGGCGGGGTCTGGTGGGGCACGACAAGGCGAGGTTGGGTGTGGTTTGGCAGTCGAGGTGCGGCATGATGAGGTGGGGTCGGGCATTGCACGGTAAGGCTTGGTTTGGCGGTCACGGCGGGGCGCGGCTGGGTGCGTTGAGGTTTGGCGCGGCACGGCGGTCGAGGTCCGGCGAGGTCTGGCGAGTCACGGCACGCTCGGGCGCGGAATGGTTTGGCATGGCAGTCACGGTGTGGTCGGCTTGGCTGGGAAGCCCGCGCGCGGTTAGGAACGGTATGGCAGTTTAATTGAGGATTAAAAAAATGGATCACATCGGACTCAAAAAACTGCGTAAAAAGCTCGGCCTGTCTTTGGCCCAGGCCGCGGCCAAGGTGCATATTACGCCTCGCACCTGGGCGCGGTACGAGGCCGGTGACAGGGCCATCCCGGAATCGGTGGTGCATTTGTTTTGTTTGCAAAATAAAATCAAATATCCACCGGACTGAATCGACAGGGTGTTCGTCGATAACTCCTCTGCGATTTAATCGCAGTTAACCCGGCCCGGAAACGGTGCCGGGTTTTTTATTGCAATCGTTTGCAAAATCCCTTGACGTGACGCACGCGAAAAGCGTGCCAACTTCTCCGGTAATCCTTCCCTAGTTTTGCCGCCCGCGCGCGTTCATTCTCGCGCGCACATGAAGCACGCCCTTACTCCTGCCGGCGTCTGATGGCCACCGCCACCCAGGCCGAAATCGATGCCCTCGAAGCCGCGATGAAATCCGGCGTTTTGCGCGTCCGTTTCGCCGACCGCGACATTACCTACCGCTCGCAGGCGGAGATGGCGCAGCAGTTGAAGCTGATGAAAAACCAGCTTTCCGCCGCGCCGTCCAGCGGCCCGCGCTACTCGCAGGCGTCGTTCTCGGAGCCCTACGGCACATGAGCGCGACCGCCGCCCCGCCTTCCCCGAACCTGCTCGACCGCGCCATCGCGACGCTCTCGCCGCGCTGGGCGGTGCGGCGTTTCCAGGCGCGCGCGGCGCTGGCGTACTACGAAGCGGTCAAGACCACGCGCCTGCGGCGCCTGCGCACCAAGGACGGCAGCGGCGACATGACCGCCGTCGGCAACGCGCGCAACCTGCGCGTGTACGCGCGCGACCTGGAACGCAACCACGACATCTCGCGCGGCGCGCTCGACCGGCTGGTGCAGAACGTCGTCGGGCCGAGCGGCATCGCCATCGAACCGCAACCGCGCAACCTCGACGGCGAAATTCACGAGGACCTGGCGTGGGAGATCCTCGCGCTGTGGCGCAACTGGGTGAAGCGCCCGGAAGTGACCTGGCAGCACAGCTGGCCCTCGGCGCAGCGCATGATGGCACGCGCCTGGTTGCGCGACGGCGACTCCCTGGCGCAGCGCCTCACCGGCAAGATCGGCAACTTCAATCACGGTACCGACGTGCCGTATTCGCTCGAACTGCTCGAAGCCGACAACTGCCCGTTCGATTTCAACGACGACGGCCGCTCCATCGTGCAGGGCGTGGAGCGCAGCGGCTGGGGCCGCCCGCTCGCGTACTGGCTGTACAAAACCGATCCCTCGAAATTGCTGCGCCTGACCACGGTGGCGGATCTCAAACGCGTGCCGGCCGAGCGCATGCTCCACGTGAAACTTGTCGACCGCATGCAACAGGCGCGCGGCATTTCCATTTTCGCGTCGGTGATCACGCGCCTCGACGACGTGAAGGATTACGAAGAATCCGAGCGCATCGCCGCCAAGGTCGCGGCCTCGATGGCGGCCTACATCAAGAAGGGCCTGCCCGAGGAATACACGGTGTCGATGGAGGAGGACGGCGTCACGCCCAAGCGGCGCGACATGAAATTCCGCCCCGGCATGATCTTCGACGACCTCAACGCCGGCGAGGAGATCGGGATGATCGACTCCAAGCGCCCGAACCCCGAGGTGGAAAATTACCGCAAGGGTCAATTGCGCGCCGCCGCCGCCGGCATCGGCATCAGCTATTCCAGTTTCGCGCGCGACTACAACGGCACCTACAGCGCACAGCGCCAGGAGCTGGTCGAATCGTTCGGCGCCTACGGCGTGTTGTCCGGGGAATTCGGCGACCGCGTGGTGTATCCGGTGTACGAGGATTTTTTAAACGCGGCGCTGTTGTCCGGCCAGCTCACGCTGCCGAAGGACCTCGACCCGCGCACGCTCGACGATTGCATCTTGATCCCACCGCAGATGCCGTGGATCGACCCG